GAATAGCCGGATCTATATTTTTTAATTTATTACAAATTAAACAAAATCTTGCATTTGTTGTATAATCTTCAATCATTCTACGCAACATACCTTGAGCACTTGTTGTCATTGCATCGGCTTCATCTAATATTATTAATTTAAATGATACTTTTTCTGATGAAAAATTTTTAGACATTACAAAATCTTTTATCTTATTACGAACAATTTCAATCCCCCTTTCTTCAGAAGCATTAATATGCAGAGTCATCATATTAAAAGACTTCCCGTATAATTCTGTTGCACATGCAACAATAATTGATGTTTTACCCGTTCCAGATGGTCCACATAATAATAAATGAGGTAAATATTGTTTACGAATATATCCTCGTAATGTATCTACAATATGTTTATTAGAAATAATATCATCCAATGTAGATGGTCTAAATTTTTCAATCCATGGTAAATTTTTAATATCGGTCTGTTTAGGTTGTTTAAGTTGTTTAAGTTGTTTAAGTTGTTTAAGTTGTTTAAGATGTTTAAGATGTTTAAGATGTTTTGGATGTTTTGGATCTTCAGTTTTTGTATAATCTGTATAATCTGTATAATCTGTATAATCTGAATCAATATTTATAATAAAATTTTTTGGCATATCTATTGGTTCTATATGTGTTTGATTTGTTTGATTTGTTTGATTCGTTTGAACAGAATTTTTTTTCATGTTATTTTTTATTAATAAATTAATATAAAGGTTGTTTATGTCTATATAAATTATATTTCATAATAAAATAATGATTCAACTTTTTTCCACACTATTATTAGGTCTTTCATATATTCAAGAAACGATTTGCGCATATTATAATAAGTACAAACAAAAAGTAATAAAAATTAATCATATCAGAAATATTCAATCGAATGAAAATGTATTCTATAAATATATATGTTCCAAATATATATATGATTATGATACATCTCATAATGATTATTTTTGTGAATTCAATAATAATTATGGTACCTATAGAACAATTATAAAAAACACAACATTAAACGATATTATAAAAATAGAAGACGATATTAATAAAGATAAAAATAATTTAACAGATGGTTTATATGAAAATAAATTAATTACCTCTATATATCTATTAGTATCGAAGTCAGAGTCTAGGCAAAATTTTAGATTAAATATTATGGATTATATTATGTATATTGATAAAAATATTAATCTAACATTAAAAGATATATTAAAAATATATCATATAAATTATTCTCAATTTGATTCAATCGAAATTAAATATATGTCATATGACGATTACTCAGATTCTTGTATAGAATCAAGTATAGAAGCATATTTGGATAAGAATCTTGTACAGTTCTTATAAAGATTTTATTAAATTATATATTTATAATTTAATAAAAAGAATACAACTATAATAAAAAATGAAAATATCATTAATTAAATATAATTATACTTAAAATATATACTATATTATATTTATAAAGTATGAATTTTCCAATATTTGCATTTGATCGGAATGTCAGACCGATTGAACGTATTGAATTTGACGTATTAGGGAGTGATGAAATTAAAGGTCATTCAGCTCTTGATAAAAATACCCAAGGGGTTGAATTTTCTGATTTATATGAGAATGGAGAGGCTCGTATTGGAGGTTCAGCTGATCCCCGTTTTGGTACAATAGATAACAATAATATTTGTGCGACATGTGGGTTCAATACAAATTATTGTCCGGGTCATTCTGGACATATGGATTTGGTGGAACCTTTTTTTCACATTGGGTTTCTAGATCACCATGTGAAAAAAATTCTCGATTGTATATGTCTGAAATGTTCCCGTGTATTAATTCATAAAAACGAATCAAAAATAGAAGATATCTTACGAACAAAGACTGGTAAAGCCAGATTAATAGAAGTGGCAAATTATTCTAAAAATATTACATACTGTACTTTTTGTGGGACACATGTTTCCAAGATTAAAGTTGAGATTAAAAAATCTACTGCAACTATTGTTGTGACGGCAGAGATAGATTTGGAATCGTTAAAAGACGAGAATTTAGTAATTGATGGAAAGAAAAAAATTAAACAAAATCTTACTCCCGAAATTATTTACGAAAAATTAAAAAATATTTCGGACGATGATTGTAAAATTATTGGTCTGATCCCATCTAGAACTAGACCAGAATATATGATTCATAAAACTTTATTAATTCCTCCAATGGCAATTAGACCTTCTGCAAAAGGAGATTTTGGTGGAAATTCTGTTATGGAGGATGGATTAACCCATCGATTAGTTGATATAATTAAATTTAATTATAAATTATTAAAACAAAAAGAAATGGGTAATGAAACCCTTTCAAAATATAGTAAAGATCAAGCTACTCTTCTACAATATCATATCGCTGCGTACTTTGATAAAGATTTAATAAGTACATCAAAAGGTAGTGATAATGATAAACATCGTTCATTAGCTCCAGGTATTAAGGCTAAGGAAGGAAGAATTCGTGGAAACTTAATGGGTAAACGAACAGATTTTACAGGAAGAACTGTTATTACATCAGACCCAGTCATCGGTAATAATGAATTACGAGTTCCTGTAAGAATGGCAATGACAATTACTTTTCCAGAAGTTGTGACACCTGCAAATATTGATAAATTATCTAAACTTGTCTTAAGAGGTCGTGATCTTTATCCAGGAGCCAACAATGTATTTCCTGTAGCAAATATGACCCCTGGAAAAACTATCTGGCCGATGGATCTTCGATTTAAGAGTAAGGATCAAATAGAATTACATTATGGAGATATAGTAGAAAGACATTTACAAACGGGGGACATTGTCCTATTAAATCGTCAACCTACTCTTCACAAACAGTCTATGATGGGTCATAGAATTAAAGTTATTGACGACCAAAGTTTAATGACTTTTGGCTTAAGTGTAGCCGTCACAAAACCATATAACGCCGATTTCGATAAACATCTCTGTCGAAAACAGGAGGCCTGAAAAGGGTGTTACCTCCTAGTTAAGATTAAAATAAAAGTACAATAAATTTTATTTTAATTCTTAGCGAAACATCTTGTTGCGGGAAACCCCTTAGAGTTCTAACTACTACTTCTAAAAAGGAAACTTTTAAGAAGGATCTCGGTTAATAGCCGAACCCGATAGTAATAACGTTAGAAATTGGGCAATCCGCAGGGTTACTACCTACGTTCGTTAAATTATGAGTATGATAAACATAATTTAGCAATTTAATTTAATTAAATTGTTTTAGTAAGAATATGGTAGGCTTTCAACGACTGAACGGATGTTGGTCAATAATGATACACTAACTATGTTGAATTGGCTTAAGATACAGTCTACTCCCACTGGAAACTTTGGGTACGATCTTGATAAAATCAAGACAAATCATCGGGAGATGAAATGAACATTTTTGTTCCACAATCAATACAAACACAAATAGAATTAGAAGAAATAGCAGATGTAAAGAGGCAAATTATCTCACCCTCATCATCGAGAACTAGTATAGGTTTAGTTCAAGATGGTTTATTAGGGGCATATAATTTAACCGCTCCTTCTACCCTAATTAATTGGCGTAATGCTATGAATCTTATCGGATATACAACATTCGAAGCAATGAATCAGATAAAAAAAGATAAGATATACACAGGACAAGAATTATTTAGTTTAATTATTCCTCCAGGAATTAATATTAATCAAGGAAGTTTTAAAGTTAAAGATTCTATTATTCAACCAGGGAGTAGATTAAATAAAGATGTTCTTGGTGAAAAGAAAAATTTTGCTCTGCATCAATTAATTTGGGACGAATATGGACCAGACCAAACAAAATCATTTATAGATAATTCTCAAAAATTAACAAATAATTTTAACTTATATAATGGTTTTACGGTAGGTTATGGTGATACCAGTATTCGTTCGGAGGTAAAAGAATCAATTGATATAATTTTTCAAACAAAAATTCAAAAAATTAATCATATGATTACAGAACAAGAAAATAATCCTGAAATTATGGATAAATATGTATTTGAATTTAAATTAATGCAAGAAATGGGAGGAATAGTATTAGATACTGTATCGAAGAATATTATGGCAAATCTTGACCCTAATAATAATTTTAATATTATGGTGAGTAGTGGTTCCAAAGGTTCTGCAATGAATATTGGTCAGGTTATCGGGTGTGTTGGTTTTCAGGCGGTGGAGAATAAACTTAGTCCAAAAAAATATAATCAACGGACCCTACCATATTTTCATCAAAATGATGACCGTATCGAATCACGTGGATTAATTAGAGAACCATATATTGAAGGACTAACCTTCCCATCATTCTTTCACCTTTTAGTAAGCGGTCGAGAGGGTATTATTGATGGAGCGATTAAAACGGCAGAGACAGGATACGCGCAACGTCGTTTGGTAAAATCTATGGAAGATATCATGATTAAATATGATTATTCAGTAAGAACAGCAAATGATACTCTCTTACAGATTGTATACGGTGATAATGGTTCAGATACTACAAAACAATATACTTATGATATTAAATTAGGTCTTATGTCTGACTCACAAATTGAATCGGTATTTAAATTTACACCAGCCGAACTAAACGTATATAAATCATTTACCTCTGAACGAAATGAGAAGATGATCTCTGATATATTCGTGATGAGAGAGACATTTCGTCACTGTATGAGAAAGGCAAAATGTGATTTTAAATCATTTAATACTAAAGTATCATTCCCATTAAATTTTTCACGTATTATTGATAATCATAGTGCAAATAGTGAATTAAAAAAGGGTCCCACGGTTGATCCTTCATATGTATTAACTAAAATTGAAGAGATATTACAAAATAAATATCTAACACTTATCCCTATGTCATCTTCGGAACAAGCTAATCCAGCTTCTATTAAGAATTATGACGAACGTATATATAAAACATTTACTAGAATTGCTCTATATGATTCACTTGGACCCAAACGGTGTTCAATTGAACGCAAACTTACTTTGATACAATTTGATGCGATAATTAATGATATTATGCAAACTTATAATCGTAGCGTAGTTCAACCTGGAGAGATGATTGGGACGATTAGTGCCCAAAGTTTAGGAGAGACTATTACTCAGATGACTTTAAATACTTTCCATTCGGCAGGTATTAAGACGATGAGTGGGACTACTCAAGGTGTCCCACGTATTCGGGAAATTTTAGGTGTAAGTAAATCTATTAAAACACCTCGCATGATAATCCAACTGGAACCTTCCTTTAAGAAATCAAAAGAAATGGCTCATAAAGTAGCATCCAATCTTAAATATACAACTATTAAAGATATTCGAGGTCGTATTAATATCTATTATGACCCATTCCCAATGGATCATTCTGAAACGAATACTTCCGTTATGAAGGTAGATAATATTAAACATGTGTTCTACAATCAGAAAACCGGGAAGAACTCTTGTCAGAATAATATTACAGGATTACCATGGCTAATGAGGATTGAGATAATCAAAGAAAAAATGTTAGACAAAGAAATATCTCTATTAGATATTAAGAGTAAGTTTTGTAATTGGTGGGAAAAACGATTTGCCGATACAAAATTATTACGTAAAGAAGAAAAAAGAATTATGAATAAAATTACAAGTATTGCTGTCTTATCTAATACAGATAATGATGCACAACCAGTAATTCATTTAAGATTTAATGTTAAAGATGTTGATAAACAAAAAGATCCGTTTAATAGAGAAATGCTTAATGAATTTATTGACCAAATAATTGACCGATTTAAAATGAAAGGTATTGAATCAATATCAGATATTCCTGATATTGCTCCAGAACGATTAATCATAATAGACGAAGCAACCAAAGAGATTCGGAATGAAGACCAATATGTAATTTATACATCTGGAGTAAACTTACTAGATATTCGATATATTATTGGTATTGATATACGAAATACTGTATGTAATGATATTTACGAGACATACAAACATTTTGGAATTGAAATTGCAAGATCCCGATTAATTCGAGAGATTGATGAAGCATATACTCAAGCTGGGCACTCTGTAAGCTATACTAACTTATCAATTCTGGTTGATACAATGACTAGTGGAGGGTTATTAATGTCAATCGATAGACATGGAATGAATAAATCAGATACAGATGTATTAGGACGTGCTTCTTTTGAAAGGGCAGTTGACCAAATATTAACGGCAGGAGTATTTGGTGAGGTCGATCATATGAGAGGAGTTTCATCCAGAATTATGGGAGGATTAATTATTAAAGGAGGAACCGGCTTCTGTGATGTTATCCTAGATACAAATCTAATAGAAAAATCAGAGTATGATGATGCATCAAGTGTATATCACGAACATATGGTAATTCAGACAGATAACGTAGCAACAGATATTATTTTGAATGATGTTGAACCAATGTTTATCCCTATCTAACCGATCTAACCGATCTAACCGATCTAACCGATCTAAAAATTTATTTATAAAAATTGATAAAATTTAAAATTATAACATAATTTTAATAATATTATTTAATATTATTAAAAATGCCGTCCTATACGATTTATATAAAAAAACTTACAAAGCTTAGTCCAAATAATTATTTCATGTATCGAACTCCTAATAAATCATCAAATTTTCAACTCCCTCTTAAGGACGTAATAAAAGTATATATTCCAGATAAAGTAAAAATCTCTCACAAAATACATGATTACAATCATCTCTCAGAGATAGATACGATTAAGGAAGGCTTATATCACATAAATATAATATATAATACTAAATATGAAAATTATTTTGTTACGACAATAAGTCTGATCAGTCTGAACAGTCAGAACAGTCTGAACAACTCGCTCAGCTCGGTCAGTGAGAACAACTCGTTTAGTTTGAACAGTCTGAACAACTCGCTCAGCTCGTTTAGCTCGAACAGTCAGAACCGCAATTTAACACACATAAATAATAAAAGTTTGACCAAAACTATGCATAAATCTATGCCTAAATCTCGGACTAAATCTAAACGTCAAAATATGGTTAAAAATGTATTAGAGATTGCTAATTCACTATGATATTACAATTCGTCGATTTTGTAATCAAATTTGTCGATTTTGTAATCATCGAGTAATCAAAACACGGTGATATCTATATACACTTTTATTTTTTATTAAAATTGTTTTAGTATATGATGTTGTGAAAATGAAAAATGAAATTTTTGATTACAAAACTCGACAAGTTTTCGACGAGTTTCGATGAAGATATTTGTATATATATATACTTATCAGCTACAGATAAATATAACTAAGTTAATATATTATGCATAAATTCAGAACTCACCATTGTAATGGACTAAATAAAGAGCACGTTGGTCAAATCGTTAAATTA